ATTTATTGGTAGTTTATCAATTATAGTTTAATAATTTACATCATAAAACTTAATCGCTTCAACATCAGGTAAGTTTTCTTCAATCGCTTTAATCTCATCAGGGTTATTATCAATATGTCTTTTAATACCTAATGATTTAATCATTTCCCACTTTAATTTTCCGTTGGTGAAATGGACCATATCTCTACCAATACCAAACTCTCTGGCAAGGTCATAAACTTCTTTAGAGTCCCTCTGTTGTCTTCTTGTTACGATGTGAATAGTATTACCCTCATCAATTAGTTTTTGGACCATAGCTCGTCCTTTTTCTGTATCAAATGTATCATCAAAATCTACAGAGACATCCATACCAAAAGCAACCGGTTCAACAATTAAATTATCCTCTTCAGATAAAACCACAGGACCTGGTGCGACAACAACCTTACTGGCACAATGAGCGTATGCTTCTTTGTAATCAAATCCTTTTGCCTTCTCATTAGCAATACACATACCAAGTGCTGTATCTTCTGGCACCTCGGCAAACTCATCTAATCTACTCCAATATTTGTAGTATGAATTAAAAGAGTTTAGACAACTACCCATACGCTCTCTCATATTTGGGAATTGTTCTTTCATCTTGCTATTAGCAGAACAACGAGATAAATAACTACCTCTGTTTTCAGTTTTTCTTGGAGTTAAAACGAATAACTCATCTTTTTCTTGTTTCTTCATATTCTTATTAGCCCATTGGGAGTTACAAATAGCGGTTGCTTGGTCGTGTCCGTATTCATTATAAATAGTTTTTATACATCTACTAATATAGATGTTGGCAGTTTCTTCTGGTTTTGGTTTGGGAATTGGCATTATAATGTTTTTCCGTATCCTCGTAATTTAGTGTTTTCTTCTGTAAGTAAATCAACCTTCTTTTCCAATTGGTCTACCTTGATATTAAGTTGGTGTATCTCTTCCTTTAAGTCCTCAATTATAGTTTGATAAATCTGTAATGATGTAGCAAGATTATTCAATATCGCATTATCACTATCTGCTTCTGTCTTTCTACGACCAACAAAGAACGATGCGAATGCTGTTAAAGCATTTGATATTATTAAAACTATTCCTTCGTTCATATTATAAATTAAAATCCACAACAAGCATAAGTCGGGTCAGAGTAAAACTGAAGACCAGGCCAAGTGTTTTGTAAGTTTAAGGCATCACCATATCTATTACCATTTGTAAGATGAACTCCTGAAAAATAATTCTTTCCTAAATGGGGAAAGAGACCCTGTGATGAAGTGTAATTATAAACTTCAGGATAGTTATTAGAATTGAATATCAACTCGTCTAACATCCTTCTCTCAAAGAACTGGCTTCTATCATCAGCCGCCTTTTGCATATACTGCATCTCACTAATCGTAATGGTCTTTTCTGAACCATTCACAATACCATTATTTTTAATTCTCATAAAAATTGATGGCAAACATTCCGCATAAGCAGCCCATATCAATAATGGTTGAGCGAAATATTGTAAGAAATTATTATTGATATTAGTTAAGGTATTACCTGATACTTGGTCTAATAATGTTCTGTAATATCTACCACCAATAATGTATTCCAATTTTGTTTGTTGAACCACAGAAATAAATGGGAGCAATATAGAACTCGTAACATTTGCGTCAATGTCTGTAAAGTTTTTTAATTTACTCTCACTAACAAGTAAGACATTTTGTGGTATTAGTGCTTGTTGACCCATAATTATTCTATAACTTTATTTTCATCTACAGCAACATCCTTATTTACATCAACAGTTTCTACTGGTGCGGCATCAGGAATTGTAACCATAGTGAATTGTTTTATTTCTATTTCTGCCGGTTGCTTATCTCTTAACAATAACAATTTCTCAAACACTCTTTTAATCTCTTCTTGAATTGGTTTAATAACCAAGTGTTGGAAGTGGTCTTGTGCTTCCAAATGATTTGGAGTTCCCAATGAACCAGGTGTTTGAATACCCAATAATTCGGGTGAGGAGATTTGATGTGATGTTAAAATTGCTTGTTGAACGGCATTATTCATTTCAATATACATCTTATCACTACCATTGGCAGCGATGGTTGTAATTTCAGGTGCTTGTTCTTTTGAGTCAGCAAAAGTAAGCATCAATTTACCAGGATTATTTGATGATGAATATTTCGCAGTTAAGGTTTGAAAGATTTGTTCTCTTTCTTCAGGTGCCGGTATTCCATTATTTAACGAAACAAAAAGTGATGGATTAAGTCCGTTGATAATGTTTGAGTGCCACCAGTTATAAACCTCAATCTCGGTTGAGATGGCAGTTGCTGCTCCCCAATAGGTCGGATAGCCATAATAGTCAGCAGAAGGACTATGTGTTCTGTAATAGAAGATTTGTGATGGGTCATCATTTTCAGCAGGATTAAACGATGCAATCCTACGATAAGGAAACTTCTTTGGATAAGCCCAATCTATTGAGTAATAATAAGCATTTATCTTATCATTTAAGTCAGCCTTTTCTGCTCTTAATTTTGAGGCATCCATATAATAAATCTCAAAACCTAAATCTCTATCTCTTTTCCATACGATGTTTAATGAAAATGCCCCATATAAAATAAAATCTAAAACACATTTGTCCCATATTTCATACATAGAATCACCCATAGAGTTAGTCATCATCAATCTATCATTATTACCATCCTTTAATGATATGTCTTCACCACGAACACCATACCATTTACTCATTACACAAGCACGATGGGTTGGTGATGCGTTATACATTCTAATCAATTCCTGTGGGGCAACATTTGTAATACCATAATAGGTATATGGAGTTCTTGTATTGATGATTAAGTTTTCTTCAATAATGGGAACTCTCGCTGTGGCAAAATTAAATACCTTTAAGGCATCTTCATATTTGTTTTCGTTTTCACTCATACTTATAAATATATTTTTTTTACCATAAAATCATATAGTAAATAATTATGGGGTTATTTCATCAGGAGCGAATATAATATTAGAGTTATATTCGTTATTAGAAACAAACTCAATATAATAATCATTTGTTGTGTTGGCAGATTGGACGATGACTTGTGCTTGTCCTGCTTCAATAAGACCCATACTTAAATCTGGATTCAAGTTCGTTGAACCAGACATCTGTTGGTAAATACCATAAGTGTATAAACCTTCATAAGGGAATCTAATTTCATTTATACCAGTTCCTTCAACAAATATAAACTCATCATATCTTACCTTATGTGTTGATACATTAGTTGGAATAAATGTTACATTTTGTTTTGAGAAAATGTGGGTAAAAGAAAATAACCATTCAGGGTTAGGGATTGTCGCATTTTGGGACACCGTAACCACCATAGTATTTTGTTGATTTGTCTTGATTAAAAGCATAATATAAAAACATAGGGGCACAAGTCCCCTATGTATTAAATTGTTTAGTTTTATCCTACTACAATACCAGTTACTACACTTGATAGTGTGCCTGATAATTGGTTCATTGGGTTTTGTTCCAACGCTTGGAAAGTTATATTATAACCATTTTGGTCTCCTAATGCTTTACCTGTTACAGAAGTTCCAGCACTTACGAATGCTCCATAAACCTCACCCATCAAGAAATAATCTCCATTATTATCAGCAAAGACAATCGCCAATTGAGGTGATTGTGCTAATGTTTTTAAGATATTTCTTTTAGCTTGGTCTAATTTAGCAAAGTAAGTAACAAGTTCTTGTGTGTAGAATACAGTTCCATTTTCTAAAGAAGCATTTACTGTTTCAGTATATTGAGAACTGGTTCTGATAAGTTGGAACTCATAGAAAGTTCCTGTTCCACTTATTGAAGTGATAGTATCACCAGAGTTTTTCGTGATTGATGCGATGTTTGTAAAATCTGTTATGTAAGCAGTTAAAACACCACCCACATTATCACGACAACTTAAAGCAATACCAGCTGTTAAATTACACGCCATTTGTTTTAATTTTGTTTAATAGTTTATTTATAAATGGGGGATAAACTCCCCCATTAAATTGTATTAAGATAATCCGTTAGTCACGAAAAACTCTGGGAACGCAATTTGTGTTCCTAATTTCCAAGCAGCCATAATTCTTACTTCTTGAAAATCTTGAGACCACCATGCTCTGAATGAATCCTCATCAGATGTTAAGTCAACACCTACCAAGAAATATTGAGATGGAGCAGCAACGATTAAATTAGAACCGTTCAATCCTGGAACACCAACAACTTTGTAGTTAGTTTGTGGGTGGAATACAGAATAAACTGAACCTAATTTATTTTCGCTTGAATCAATGTAGAAGTTATTTACTGTTCTTACAGCAGTTAAGTAACACTTGAATTGTGTTTGAGACATAAAGATAATAATATCATCTCTATCATACACATTTGAACTCATAGCGTTGATTAAATTATCAACTTGAGCCAATACATTAGCACCTTTTTCTGTTGATGAAGCACCAGTTACAGAACATAAAGCAGTTTGACCGGTCAATTCAACAACACCTGCGGTATTTGCTAATAATTCCTTGAAACCACTAAATGATGATGAACCTGAAGTTGCTTGCCATAACAAGTTTTCATTGTATCTTTTGATTTGTTTTGTTTGTAAATCAACAATCGCAGCCTCAAATGGTGCGTTTTCATTATATGAACCAGGATTTAAGAATTGACCTAACCATAATGTGTTTAATTGTTGTAAACATAATGATTGGTTCACCTTTAATGCTTGAACCGATAATGCTGCTGTTGTGAAAGTTACAGCGCCTTCGTTAGACCAACCACAAGTTGTTCCTGTTTGAACTGCTAATGTTTCAGAAAGTAAGTTCACATTTTGTGTTCCTTTAATTCCGGGAATTACATTTACATATTCCATAGTTACTGGAGTCAATACCGCTTCTGAAATGATGTCGGTATTCAACGCATCAACATAGGTATTTAATCC